GCGTGGCAAATAAGATGTTACTATATATCCTTTGACTGTTTGTATAGGTGAATTAATAACATCTTTAGGAATATTTGAATCTATTGCATTACAAAGCACATGAGCTAATTTATCCCATGAATATTGATTAAATATAGCTATATCTGTATTTGAGTCACAAAAACATATTTCTGAAATCAAATTACCACAATTAATATGATTCATTTCATAATCCTTAACAAACTTGATACCACGATTTGTAAATCCTAATTCTGCAAAATTACTTACAAGTCTTTGTGCTATTGGATAAGCCCCACTTGATTCACTAGACACTAATACTTCTGTTCCATGTGCAGTTGTATCATAGCAATTCATATGCAAGCTTGCAAAAAAGTCTACATTATTAATATTTGCTTTTGTTGCACCTTCACTAAGCTCTCCATTTTCTGTAGTAGCATTACTATTACAATCTATTACAGTATGTCCATAGCTTTCTAATAGTGCTTTAACTGTTGCATAATATAATTTCATTTGGTCATGTTCATTAACTATTCCTATAGCACCCTCACAATTATCGCTGTGTCCTGCTCTTAATCCTATTATCATTTAACATCCTTCTTTCTAATAAATTAAAATAAAATAGAGCAACCATAAGGCTGCTCTTAAAACTAAGCTACTATTATTGGTGTTGCAACCGAATTAACTGTAATAACCGATTGAACTTTTACTAGTTGATCTTTAAGGATCGTATTGTCTGCTTGTAATTGAGCGTTAGACTCTTGTAATTTCTTTAATAAGTCTGAATTATCTATTACTGCTGCTTTATCTGCATTAACTTCTCCAGCTATTGATTGTCTTAAATTATTAATATCAGTTTGATCTAATTCTGGAAATTTAGCTAATAAATATTTACCAAATTCTTCTGCCTTAGATTTAATTTTTTCTTCTACCGTTGTACTAATCCTTTTATTTTCATCTACTACTCTCCAAATTTTCTTTGCTTCTGTGAAATAATTTTGATTTTTTAATATTTCTGATTCTACTCCACTTTTAGCTAATTTGCTTTCTAATACCTTTGCGATTAATGTTAATATTGTTTTTATCATTTTACATTCCACCTTTTTTTAATTTTTATATAAGAAAAGAGCAGCAATGACTACTCCTTAATTTCTTTCTTTTCTCCATCTTTTAATTGTGCTAGAGCATCTTTTAACTTATTTGGAACTGGAACTCCTAAACTTATTGCGTTTTCCAATAAACTTAATCCTTCATTTGCTATATAGAAATAGCAAATTAATGTCCTAAATAACCAGGTACCAGTATTTAATAGTCTATCTAATGAAACTGCAACTATAAGAACTACAAATATAACTGCTTTTCTAGCTATGCCCTTAAGACCAATATCACTTGATAATTCTTTATTTACATATCCTCTTAATACTCCTGTTGCATAGTCAAATACCATAAATGTTATTAATACTATTAGGGCAGTATCCCAGATACCAAATAACCATGTAAATAATGTACCTGCTATTGCAATTATTGTCTTAAAATATTTTAATATATTTTCCATTTCGCCTGCCTTCTTTCTATTTTTTTATAAAAATGAACATAAAAAAAAGACTCCTGAAAGCCCTTATTTATGCTCATATTTTTTATTTAGTTTCTGCGCCATATTTTCCCTTTATAAAACTTATGTGTAACCCTGTGTTTATAAGGCTTTACGCATAATTACAAATATTATTGCGTATTGTTTTATGAAGTATTATTATACATATTCCCTCCTATTTTTTGATTTATCCCCACATTATGTTAAAATACATATGAAAGGGGGTGCTTAAATGCCTAATGTTTCTTCAAAATTTACTCATCTATCTTCTGTAGAAGCTTTTTTAAAAGATCAAGCAGATGCTGGCGATTCATATCACAATGGTATTATGTTATTAACTAATTTTGGTATCATATATGGAAAATTTAGTGATACAGATCCTAATGATAACCATAATGTTTCTAATTTAATTCTAAATATACGTGATAAAGCATTAAAAAATGAAAAAAATACTGAAATTTCACTTATTGGTGATGGTTCTTCTATTGTTCTTGAAGATGCAGTTATAAAATACTCAAATAATATAATAATTAATATGAGCGAAATAATTGTTTTCTGTGATCAAATAGTAGGATATTATCCGGTAGACTTGTCAAAACTCTCTGAGCAACTTCACTAGGAATAGTTGCCCCATGAATACTTAAAACTAAAAATTGCTCTTGAGCCTTTGGTTCTTGAGCAGTTTTCTTTTTATTCTTTTTCATAAATATCACTCCTAAATTTTATTTATTTAGTACGTCCATTATTCCCTTTGCTTATTTTACTCAAAAGTGGCTATTTATCTATGTTTATAAGCACTTTTTAGCATTAACAAATAGTATTGCGCATTAATTTTTCTTTGTAAATCTATCCATTATAAATTCTTTATGTTTATCTAATTTCCCAAGTTTACATTGAAGATTGTATCCTTCAAGCTCCCACAACTTATTTTTTATCTTTTCTTCGCAAAGTTTTAAACCAATTTCTTCATCATAGTTCTTAGGATCTACACATGCACTATGTTCAACTATGGTAAATCCATTAGGCAATTGAATCGCTACTACTGTGCATTTATCCCAATAGACTGATACTTGCTTATCTGATTCCTCATATAGCTTATTAATTTGTTCTTGATTTACTGTGTTCTTTTTACTTTCCATTAATATTCCTCCTAAAGTTGGGTATAAAAATAGACACTGTGAAGTGCCTTCTTTATACCTTATTATTTTTTATTCTTCCTATAATCTTCTAAGAGCTTCTCTTCTTCAATAAATTCTTTCATTTTTACAGTTACCCAGGTAGAAATTTTGATTCCTTTTTTCCCTGCATACTTGCAGAAATCTTCAAGAACTTCTTCGTCTATACTCATATTTTGCCTTACTGTTGCCATAAAAAAATCATCCCCTTGGAATGATTATATAACAACATTATCCATTTTGTCATTTGATTATACATTAGTGTGTATTAATACATACTTCTACACACTATTTTCCTATGACGTAGAAACACTTGCTTTTAAATTAATAACAATACTACCATCTTCAATGTATTTTGTTATACTCACGCATTCCAAATTGGTAAAAATTCCATAAGTTTCTCCACTTGCATTTACTACTTGTAATTTAGTTAAATTTTCTGTGGTAAATAAACTTTCTATTTCTGCAACTTCTTTATTTTCTATCTCTATTCTCAGTGCTCCAACACCAATACTTTTTATTTCTAGTGTTTGCTCATTTGCTAATATTATTTTTTCCATTTATATCACCTTTCCTTTCTTAAATTAAATAGCTTGCATTTATAGGGAATTTCAGCCCTGTTACAGCAGGAATAGCTAAAGATATTGCCCCGTTGCCGATAACAATCGGAATATTTCCGCCATCATTATTTGCAATAGTCGTACATGGTACTACCAGTCTTATATATCCCTTTTTAGGGGTAAAATATGTTGAATTCGCAATAATTTGAGTGCCAGTAGAATTCGCAATAATCTTGCAAAAGCCATTAAGGGTTACTCTTCCATTCACTACTTCTACAGTTATATTGTCGTTTTCAGCATCAGCATAAGCAAAATAGTTACCATTATATCCCACCGTATAGGTTTTAGGAGTTAACGCATCTGCAATAACTTTCGCATCAATTATATATCCATTTTCTGTTACGGCTAAACTTTGAACTATTTGTGATTTGTTCACTTTACCACTATTCAATTCATTTATAGCACCTGTCACAGTTTTTGAAGTGGTTGTTCTTGTAGCGTCGTTCGTCAATTCTGACAATTGCGTAGTATGTCCAGCAACTACAAGATCAGATTTATCTAACCTGGCATCTAAATTCACCTCGCCATTTCTAGCATTTTGGACTTCTGTTTTTAGTGCAGTTACATCTGTTGACAATGCTGTTACATCACCAAAACTTTGCATTGCAGTTATATTAGCTTCAGCTCTTACATTCTCAGAATCTATATTTGTTTTAGTTGTAGTTGCAGTTGAATTACTTGCATCTAATGCAGATTTGGTTGCTAAAGCTGTTGTATTTATTGTAGATAAATCATTTTTAGTTGTTGTTGCAGTAGCATTAATTGCATCTAAATTAGTTTTATTAGTTACTGCATCTGCATTTTTAGTTGTCAATGTTGATATATTGCTAATTGCATTTGTATTTTGAGTGGTTAGATTAGTAATTAATGTTGGAGCTTTATTATTTTCTATTTTTAAATTAACTACATTTACTGTAGCACTTGCATTTTCACTTTCTAATGCAGGTAAATTAGTATCTATATATAACTTAATATTTGCCAATGCTTCAATTGCTCCAATAGAGTTTCCTATAGCAAGTATACTATTTTCATATTTTGCAATTGTAACTTGTCCATCATTTATTAAATTTCTTAAATCTGCCAGCACTTGAACATCATCCTTTGAAATTTCCAACACATCATCTGCCAAACTAGCATCTACATTAAAAGTAAATGTATTTGTACTTGTTAGGGTGTTTGTTGTGTATATTTGTATTTCACCACTTACTAGTCCTTGCACAAGTGTAGCCTGTTGTTTTAAAGTTGCAGTTATAACACCATTAGTTACTGCTGTTATAGTACTTTCAATAAGTGTATTGTCTGCTTTTTTTAATATTAAATCTATAGATTGTCCTGTAAGATCTGCTAATACTCCATTCACAAATACTTTTATAGTTACTGTTAAAGTATCTCCACGTTTTATAAGTTTTTCACATTCTACTAAACTATCTATAGTGGTATCTATTGGAATATATAATATCTTTTGCATTTTATCACTCCTTATTATGTTTTTATAGCAATAAAAAAGACCTTAATACATATTTGTACTAAGCTCTTTTTTGTTGCTATAAAATTCTACTTAAAACTATATTAAAGCACCATCTGATCCAACTGTATAACCATCTGGAGTAGTTGTATTTGCAAGCATTTTTCCATCATTCCCCAAATAGTACCATTTGCCAACATCTTTATGCCAGCCTGTAACCATACCATTAAATCCGTCAAAATAATACCAAGAATTATCTAACTGAATCCATTTATAAGCCATTTCTGTATTGGATTTAAGATAATATATCTTACTATCTGCCGTAATCCATTTATTAGATGCCGGGATTCCTTTTTCATAGTACTGATTTATACCTGTATTCCTATCTGTATAAAATCCTGTATATTTTTCTTCTTGTAATTGTTTATATACTTTTGATGATAATTCATTGTTTGATTTTTCAGTAGCATTAACAGGAATTAATGTGACAACAAATAATGTTATACACAACATCATATTAATAATTTTTTTATTCATAAAGTTCCCCACCTTTTTAGTAATGTTTATATACATTATATTACTTTATTTGAGAAAATTAAATATATGAAATTGTGATTTTTTACTAATTATTTTAAGTATTCATTATATTTATCACTTTTTCTTCTAATTTATCGACTAAATCTTGTGTTTCAGTATCCATAACTATAAAGCTCTTTCTTTGATTACTTTTTGATGTTTCTCCACTTTCATCTACTACATCATAACTAAATGCTACTCTTTTCTTACCAGTTGTATCATTTACTATAGCAATTTGTGTTAATAAATTTATCATTAATATTACCTTCCCTCTTTATATTACTTCATTATTTTGCTCTTTTCTAATCTATAGTCTTCTTTTCCAATGGCCTTTGCTTTTATTTCCCAACTAAATTCTGTATTGGGTTCACATTTCAATATACAATGATTAGGATATCTTTCTAAATTCGTAATGGCAGATTTACCATTATATACTTGAGTAAAACAATGGTAACTTATATTAGTATTTACACACTCTAAAAACTTTGGGTCAAATGCAATATATATAATACCTGTTTCCCCACTATTGCCTTCCCCTAAATCACCAAAATAATATTCCGCAGTTTCATAGGCATTTATAAGAATTCTCCCATAATCATTTGTATCAACAGCTCCATGTTTATCGTTACATTCTAATCTTCCGCATGTAAGAGTACCATTTATGGCCGCATCATCTGCTGTCTCAATATATTGTGCGTATATATTTTCAACATTTTTTATATCATATCTTGATGGAGACATTCCCATATCTAAATCACTATTTATATATATCTTTGATAACATAAAATATTGTGAAAGTGGTGTCCCTCCTAGACATATCATATCCTCAGTAGTATTTGCAGACCAATCTGAGTCACCTAGTCTAATTCCACCACTTGGAATAGCCTGTATTAATTTATCCCCATTATTGTTTTCAAATACAAATCCACCCCCAGTTATAGTAAACCCATTAGAATTTAATGTAGTTTTATTATCTGTTATGCCATGAATTAAATTTACTATTGCATCAGGGTGCATTAACATTTCTGCATAAAAACCAGTACCCTTTGAAACCCTGTCGGCTATTTCTCTATCGGTTATTGTTTGATATGATTCAAAGTCAGTGCTCTTTACTCTTTCATCTATTTTACCATCTTGAACAAGAATAGCAGCTGCTCTAGCTTCTGATTCATTTGTTACACTTAATTCTATTTCAGAATCTTTTTTTTCCATTACCACTTTTAAATTGCTAGTTTTTTCATTAGCATCTGCGATATCGTCTTTTAGTTCTGCTTTTGTATCATCAACTTTTTTCTTAGTATTATCGATTTCTTTATTAGCTTTATTAATTGTAGTTGCTATATTAGCTTTTTTATAACCTATTTCAGCGCTTTTAAGTCTACCAGTAATTGCATCTCTAGTAAGCTTGTAAATTCTACCTTTTAAATCAATGTTTAAAGGATTTATGTTAACTTTTATAGTGTCACCAATAGCAACTCTTTTATTTTGTATCTCTGAATAGTCATTCCCTTCAAAGTTAATACAATCTGATAATTCTATAAAATTAAGCGTTAGGTTAAAACTAACTTCATTTACATGATCCACATTATATTTATTCAAGCAAGCCTGTCTTAGTTTTTCATAAGCCTGTTCTTGTGTACAAACTTCATTAGTGTTAGTACAACAGTTATTTTCATCATATTCAGCTTCAACAACTCCAATATCACTAAATTCAATAATTCTTGTGAATGGATTATTGATATCAAAATTACTGGCTTTTACACTCTTCTCAGGAATCAATAACCCATCTGCACCAACTGGAATTAACTCTGTAATTTTATCTATATCTTCTAGTGTTAATTCAGCACCAGTAATATTTTTAGCATAACTTACTGTAATTCCATTATCATTCCCTCTTTTGTCTACAAAATCTAATGTATAATTATCTAGAACTAATTCTCCACCATATCTATTTAATACAGTATTATCCTTATCACCTTTAATTGCATCTAACGCAGAATATCTTACAATTCTAAGATTATTAGTAGATAAATTTGTATCTTTATTACCTACTATAAATTTATGAGGATTTATTGTATTACTCAATATTTGTTGAACTGCTTGTTTTCTTGTTTTATTTTCAATATTAGTATCAAGTACAGCATTATTATCTAACTTTGCAATTCCTATAGATTGTGCGTAGCAAGTTACTACCCCATTTTCTAAGTTTGGTTTTGCTCTTCTTATCACGAAAAGTTGTGGTTCTCTATCATCATAACTTGGAACTTTAATGAAAGTCTCGTCAATTAATTCTTTTGAAATATCTTTGCTATCGTTTGAAATATATTCTAAATTCAATTCATATATAGAATTAATTTCTTCTGTAATGTCACAAGATTTACATTCAGTTAGTACAAATTTATTATGCTTAAAATTTGTTTCATTTTTTCTATATAAATTAATCATGTTAATGTCCTCCAGTATGGAATTATTTCTATACTGGTAACACTACCTGTCCATGATATATTGTTTTCTCCTGGATCAAGATAAGGAAAGTCACCTTCCATATATTCACCTTTATCGTTTAAAATTATTTGCTTTTGCGGTTCAGATAATATTGTTATTTCCCCACCAATATTAGTTATATTGAAACTTCTATTATTAATAGTAAATGTTGTTGCTCCATTCCCTTTAATAGTTATCGTCGGAAAACTTTTACAAGTATTTCTACCATTATAAAGTATTGTAGCTTTATTTAATGGTATAGCTTCATCCCCTTCGACTAGGTATCCAAAAGGTTCACATGTAAAAATAACCGGAAACTTAGATAATTTATTTCTTACAATCTGTTCTAATGGTATCTTATTTCCTATATAAGCTCTATAATATCTATCATTAATATTCCCAAAGCTAACTTTCCCTGCACCACTTAGCCATTGCAAAAGCACATCTGGATTATTACCATCATAATGACAAATACATTGTTTATCTATTAATTCAAATCCATCACTCTGTAAAACTTGGTGTCCACCTGGAATATCAGTCTTGATTATTTTTTCATTTGGTGTAGATATTGGAGGTAATTCACTAACTATTAAATGCATATTATTACTATTAACATTTTTAAATATAAACATATGTAAAGTACCTCCTTAATGAATTTTTCTATAAAATTCTGCTTCTTCCATAATATGCTGAATATCTGAACTTCTATTATTGTAAAATTTATCAATCTTCAATATTAAATCACTATGTGTATTTTCATTTGTAGATATATTGGAATTCAAGCTTGGAACTAGCTGACTATTATAAGCACTCGGACTTACTCCAACGCTAATATCTGTAGATAATCCATTAATTGCAGTAGTAACTAAGTGTTTACTTTTCTCAATACCTTTTGAAAGTCCCTCCATAAAGTCAGGCATCCAACTTTCATAGTCTGTAAGTGGGCCTTGATCTGGTACACTAAAATGTAAAAAGCTTCTTATGTCTTGTGCAATTCCATTTACTGCATCTCCAACCGCACTTGCTGCACTTTTAATACCATCAACTAGTCCTTGTACAAAATCCTTCCCCCAAGTAACAGCTTCTCCAGGCAAATCAGTTATAAATTTTATTGCACTACTAAATCCAGTTGATATATAGCTACCTAAAGTATCTAAAATAGATCCAATACCATTCTTTAGATTAGTAAACATATTGACTCCCAAAGTGTATAATGTACCTGGCAAATTTTGAAAGAAAGATGTAACTCCATTCCATATAGCTATTACTCCTGTGCTTATTCCTTCACAAAGAGATACAATTATATTTTTAAATCCTTCCCATGCTCCTTGCGCAACTGTTGTAATACTAGTCCATAGTCCAGTAAAAAAAGTTGAAAGCGCATTCCAAATAGTTGTTGCAATATTTATAATACTATCCCATTCTAATTTTAAAAATCCTGATATTGCAGTAACTACACCAGTAAATATCAATTTTATTCCATCCCATATCTGCGCAAATGCAGTTTGAAGTGCTGTAAATATACTTTGTGCATCTGTACTTAGCTTAGTAAAATTACCTGTTACTAAATCTATAATTAATAATATTGCACCTAGAAATATTGTTTTTATTGCATCCCATATACCTGTAAAATATAACTTTATGCCATCAAATATAGCTGTTAATCCAGGCGTAATGCTATTAAATATATTAGTAATCCCATTTACGAATGGAGTCACTATTGCCATTACAGCTGAAACTATTCCTTTCCATACTGTTGAGAAAAAATTCTTTATGCCATTCCATACACTTTCTGTTGTTGTTTTTATACTTGTCCATAAGCTATTTATAAAGTTTCTAAATCCATCGCAATTATCATACAGTAGCTTAAATGCTCCTGCAAAAGGATTTACAATAAATAATAATAGTCCTTGCCAGTTACTTTTAACAAAATTTATAGTAGCATTAAAGGCACCAGGTATGGTAACTGTAAAAAATTCTACGAGTCCATCTACTACTACTTTAGTTAATTCTTTTATTCCATTCCATAGATTAATCCAAAATGTTCTAAAACTCTCACAGTTATTCCATAAATATATAAATCCTGCTACTAAAGCAGCTATTATTGCAATAGTAATTCCAATTGGGCCTGTTATAAATGTAAATACACCCGCCAATGCTGTCATGGCTGGGGTTGCTACTACTGTTGCTCCTGTTAATATCCCTATTGCCCCACTAATTACAGTATAGGCTCCAACAACAGCACCTACTCCTGCTACTATACTGCCTATTGCACTTATTAAAGTGCCTATAAGTATAATAGCAGGACCTAGTATGGCAATAATTAATCCTATAACTACTATATTTTGGCGTGTACCTTCACTTAAACTATTAAGATAAGTTGTTACATTCTTTATTTTATCGGTTATTGAAGTTATAATTGGTACCACTGTTTGAACAATTGTATCTCCAAATTCTGCTGCAGCTATTTGTGCTGCGTGTGTAGTTTTTGTAATAACTCCAGTACCATCTGCCATTTCAGCTGTAGTATTAGTTACAGCTCCTGAAGATTTTTTTAAAGCTTCAACATAATCTTGAACTTCAAATCTTCCACCTTTAATAGCATCTGCTAAATCCGGGCCTGCTTTTTGTCCAAATACATCTATTGCCATAGATGTTGCACTTGCAATATCCGGACATTTCTTTATTTCTTCAAGTGTTTTTGCAAATTCTTGCGAACTATCTTTACCCTGAGATCCCCAATTACTTATAGCTTTTTTCATACCTGCGAATGCTATTTCTGTATTTACTCCAGCTTTTTCCCATCCTGCAAACATTGCTATACTTGTTTCTGTATCAATTCCAAGTGCACGCATAGGTGCCCCATACTTAGCAAGATTAGTAGTAAGACTTTCCATTCCAATTCCACTTTTTTGTGCTGCTACAGTAAGCATATCAAGCACTCTGCTATAGTCTTCTGATTTTATACCAGCATCACCCATAGCTCTACTTACAAGTTCTACAGATGTTTTAGCATCCATATTATTTATTTTTGCAAATTTTATAAATTGTTGTGTACAATCTTCTGCTGCTTTACCAGTAAAGTTAAATCTTGTGCTTACTGCTCCAAGAGCTTGACCTATTGTCGCAAAATCTGCTGTGGAATTTCTTCCAATATTTTTATAACTTACTTCTAATTCTTTCGCTGATTCACCAGTTGCGCCAGTTGCTTTAATAACTTCATCCATTCCAACCTTTACGCTCTTATAACTTGCTACCGCGGTTGCTCCTAATCCAGATACTACAGCAGATGCAATACTTACCTTTTTACCTACATCTGTTACACCCTCGCCGACTTTTGTTATACTATTACCAGCACTAACTAAAGATCGTGATGCTGCTGTTCCAACTTTCGTATATTGAGTTTCTAAAGTTTTAAGTTGATTTTCTGTATTAATTACTTCTCTTTGTAACGCCCTAAACTGTTCTTCTCCAATTTTACCTTGAGCAAATTGCTGTTCTGCTTGTTTTTCAGCTTCTTTTAAAGTACCTAGTTTATCTTTTGTATTTGTTATACTTTTAGCAAGTAAGTCTTGCTTTTGTTGCAGAAGAACAGTATTGGTAGGGTCTAGTTTTAATTGCTTATTAACTTCTTTAAGTTCACTTTGTAAACTTCTGCTAGTTGTATTAATACCTTTTAAAGCTTTATCTAAAGGGCCTGTATCACCATTTATTTCTACTGTAATACCTTTTATATTATTTGCCATCATTTACCTCCCTTCTAAAAAAGAGTAAAATAAAAGAACTACTTCTCTGTAGTTCCAACTTTCTCCCTCAATGATTTTCTATCCGGTTCAGTTTGATCCATACGCCAACAATTTTCGAGATACTCATTGCCCTCTGTTGTCTGCATATAGTTATAAATCACTGCATCTCTTAGTAATAGCCAATACTCAAACACATCCATATTATTTAATGTTTTAAAATCATATCCTGAATATTTACAAATAATCTTTTCTTCTAATGTATTGACTTTAAAATGCCCCTTATCTTCATTACCATCATTATAATAAGGGATTTTTAGTTTGGGGAATTCTTTTCCTTACTAAGCCACTCAAAATATGCAGTAAGAATTTCATTCATTTGATCAAGATCTAATTCGTCAATTGTTTCCTCAGTTACTTTATGCTTTGACTTATTTTTATTTAAAATCATTCCTATAGCTTTTGATAAACCATCTATTGCATCCTCATCCCCCGACTTTGACAGTGATGTTATTTTCTTTAATGCCTTAAGTTTAGGTGGTTCAACTTCAAGTACCAATTCACCTATTTTAATAGTAAAATATCTTTTACTCACTATATTTATATCAAACATTTATTATCCTCCTCTTAAAGCGGCTATTTAGCCGCTTATTAATTTATACTTTTGCTACAATAGTTGTTTTACCAAATTTTATAGCTTTAAATGTATTATCAATTTCAATAATTTCTATTTCATTTCCTGTAATTGCTGATATATCGGCAATACCATTCCAGGTAGTATATCCTGCTGCAACATTACATATGTCATTAAGCGATGGTAATACAACAGTATTACCTGTCTTATACATATAGCTATTACCATTATCAATAGTTGGTGCTACTGTAATCTTACTATCACCGCTTAATGTTCCAGCAATTGATGTCACTGTTAAAGCGTCAATTACTGGTATATCCTCTTCGAAAATAATTTTTGTTCCTATTTTATCTAGTGGAGCTGCTTTAAATTCTGCGTCTATCACAGTTTCCTTTGATTTCTCAAATTTGAATGAAAATCCCGCTTGATTACTACCAACTATTGTTATTCTTATATCTCCATCTAATTCGTCTTCATGAACAAATCTTATTACATATTGTTTACCATCCTGGTTATTTAATCCACCAATTTTTACTATTCTTTTCCCAGATGATTCAGTAACTCTTGCAGTATTGCAGATTCTTTTAAGTGTGTTTCCATTCCACGTTAATACTCCACTTTTAAGTGTTACTTCTTCTTCGGTTAAGTATGTCCTTGAAACCAAACCCAAATCATCTTCTACATCATAGAATTTTGGTTTATAAGTCAATGTTGCTCCACCACTTATTAATCCTAAAAGATTTTCTTCTTTTTCAATCAAACTATTTTCTGGAATAATATCTGTAAATTCAATCGTGTACAATTTTCCACTACCTAAAACAATTTTTTCTCCTTCTGTTGACATCTAATTACCTCCTCAAAATTTTTCTATTAAATTAAAATCGTATGTGGCTTCAAACATCTTTTCAGTGTCTATCCACATACGATCTCTTTTATAATTTATTGCTTTTTTATTTAATAAATCTTCTATTAATTTTTCTGAAACATGGTCTATTTTAATAGAATACAGTTCAATATTTATACTTCTATCTGATATACAATTCTTATTATCAGCACCACCTACCTCTTGATTATCCGTAAATATAATATACGGAAGTGGTGGAGGTTTTAAAAATCGTTCTTCTGATACTTTTAATCCTGTAGCTTCCAGCCATGATTTAATGTCCAGCATTTTCAATTGCCTCCTTTGCTAATTCTTCCATACGTTTTTGCGCAAGCTCCTCACCGAATGCAATGTGTGGATAGGCTTTTGTCCTTCCACCACCTTTTATAGCATGGCCTTTTTCCAATAGATGAGTAAGCCTATATTGGTTACCTGATACATACCAAGTATTCCTTTTATTAAATTTATCTTCATAAGATTTCTTTATTTTAAAAGCCTTCACATACTTTCCTGTAGGTTCCTTGAACGTAATATGTGCCTTTATTTCGTCATCACACTCTTTCGCAACAACATCAACTGCCTTTTTAATACCTTCTGTCACCACTTCACTATAATTTGTCAGCTCCTTTACTATTTCACTGGCCAAATCATCAATACTTATCATAGTCATTACCTCGCTTTATCCAGAGTTAAATCAATACATTGTGGATTGGTATCATAAATTTCTTGTACCATCTTAACTTCATATTTTGTAGTACCAATTTTAACAAAATCATAATTATCTATGCCAGCTAATTGTGGTATTCTTATAACTCTATTAATATCAACCTGTCTTGCTGCAGCTTCAAAATATCTTTTAAACCCTAAAACACGTTTACTAAATCCTAAGT